CACCCATAGGCGCTCCTGGTTCTGCACCTACAGGACCCGTTAATCCTCCATCAATACCTGATGGCATTGGTCCTTGACTATCAGGGGTTTCTCCAAATGATACATTTTTTACAACTTTATTTAAATCTACAACAGTATTGTTGCCAACTTGTGTTTCGTTTTCTGGCTGAGTTAAACTATCATAATTACCAGCACCTCTTCCTGATGCAATTTGCATTGGAGAGTCTTTTTCTTCTTTTTTATAAATTTGTTTAGCTATTTCTTCTAGGTTTCTTGGTTTGAATACATCTGAAAATAAAGGTTTGCCTAGATCAACAGTTAAAGCTTTTCTTGTATCACCAGGTTTTAATCCTCTTTCTTGGCCAAAATAATCTATTACTGGGCTTCCTAAAGCTCTTGCAGCTTTTAATCCTGTAATACCTAAACCTAAAGCTCTTGTGTATGGATTGAACATTCCCGCAGTAGTTAAACCAAAATCAACTACATTTTTAGCCATACCAGGTTGCATACCTAATTTTGTTGTAAGTCCTGATACTCCTGAGTATAAACCCTCGTAACCTAATAATCCGCCTAGACCACCTCCCATACCAAAAGGCACTCTTACTCTTGGCTTAGTAACTTGTTGAACAGCTGTAGATGGAAAATTTCTAACATCTGATCCCATTCTTTTCATGAACTGCCCAGCTCTACTAAACATACCTGGTTGAGGAACATTCATTGGTGGTCTAAAATTCGAAGCTGTTTGAAAACTCGTTGGTGTAGGGTTCATTACAAAATTACCATTTGATGCTTTGATAGGTTTCAAAGCACCTTTCCTCAAAGCTTGTTGTCGAAACAATGGTCTGTTTAAAACTCTATTAAGGGACATTATCTCCCTCCCTGCATACCTTGGAATGCTTGGAATGCACTTATACCAGTTCCAATAGATTGTGCTAATGGACTTGTCTGTGGTTGAGTTGAAGCTGTAAGTGTTGATTGAGACTTAGGTCCAGCAGCGTAAATGTTAGATAAAAATTCAGCTCTTTGATAAGGTTCAAAAGCTTGTTGTAATTGAGATTGTCTAGCAGCATCTAATGTAGTCTGAGCTAATTGTCTTTGTAAACCACCAGCTGACAATAATTGTTGTAAATCTGCTTGTGCCATCTGTTGTTGACCTGAACCTATTTGTGCTAACTGACTACCAATTTGTGCCTGTTGAGCTTGTTGTTGTTGAGCTGCACCTAATGCTGCTCCAAAACCTTTTTGTTGAGCTAATCCAACTTGACCCAATCTTGCTCTTTCTAATTCTGCTTGAGCAATTCCTTCTCTTCCACCGCCAAAAGCTCCTGACATGACAGCTTGTGCACCTAATCTATTTTGAGCTTGCGCTGCTTGTCTATTTATTTCATCAATTACATATGACTGATAAGGATTAAAAAATTGATTTATGTTTGGAGTTTGTGCTGCAAGTAATTGTCCGATGCCCGATGTTACTGTTGGCTGACCCACTCCTGTTGTTCCCGCAGCAGTAAGTCCTTGTTGTTCAAGTGCACTAAATGGTGCAACTTGCATTGCTGGAATAGTTACGGGTTTGTCTGCAGCGGCACGCGCAAGATCCATTAATTCTATTTTACGCTCTTCAATACCTGGTGCTTCTCTTATAACTGATTGTTGAAATTGACTACTAGTTCCGCCACCTGATGGTGCTGGAGCTGATTTACTTCCTCCGCCAAATACACTTCCTATTATTGATCCCATTATAAATCCTTCTCCATTTGAATATGTTTAGCTTTCCAACCCCACTTTTTTGAAACTTTAGACCAACCTGGTCTAACCCAAAAGCTTAGTTTTTTACAGCCATTAAGTTTAGCAAATTTTGTTACTGTATTCACTATCTTATCCTCCCATAAATGTCTTTTTCTTCCTGTGCAGATAATAGCTTCAAGTTGAGAGTAATTTGGTAAAGCAGCGATACGAGTAACAAATAATGCAAACACTTGGTTAAGCTCCTCTTCATCACTACCAAAAACAAGAAACATTTGTGCTTCGTCTTTTTTTAATAAATCTTTTATGTCTCTTGGTTCTGCAAAACCACCTGAATACTTTAACGCTTCTGTAACCATAAATTCACACAGAGGCCAAAACTTATCTATGTATTTAGGCTCAACTGATAGAACTGATATGTCAGGTTTAATTGGCTTGGGCTTTTGCATTTCTACTTCCCTCTAATAAATCAAAAACTCTTTTGTATCGCTTTTGTTGTTCGTAGAAGTATTGTGCACCTTTTTCTCTCATATCTTTCATGCTACTTGGATTTGCACCAGCTATGATTCCTGCGCCTAATACTCCATCTGCTCTTGTTACAAACTCACCGTCTGCTAATTGAGCTAACATTGTATCTTCGTCTTTGTCTCCTGTGCCAGACCCATCTTCGACATATCCCGATGCTCTAACATAATTGTTTGCATCGTCTTCGTCATGAGATCTTTTACTTGGAAGATAGTTAATACCACCTTCGTTAAATTTTTTTATTTCTGCTAATCCACCTTCTCTTAGTCTTTGTTTCTCAACAGCATAAGGACCCATTCTTAAATCACCTTGATTTGCAGGATCAGCTTCAGGTATGTATAATTGTTCAAAAGTTTTTTCTGTGCCGTCTACTGGATCTATATATTTAAAACCACCTCTTTGTTTTTGTAATTCTGCCACAGCTAAATTATATGTAGGTGTGAAAACATCTTGTGGTTGGTTTTCGAATGCGCCTGATAGATAAGCTAAGGCCGCAACTCCCGTTGCTGCTTTACCTGGACTTATTTCTAATTCTCCAGTGAACATAGGATTATCTCCTTTTGTCATTCTTTGTCTTGTAAATAATTTTTGTAAAAAGTTTTGATCTGCTCTTTGTCCCAATTGTTGTGTATTTGACCCCATTTGTGCTTTAGCAATTTCATTTGCTATCGAAGTTGTACCTATGTCATCCCCTGGTAAAGGATTAACCTGTTGAATACCTAAAGAGGGAAATGTTTGTCCTAAAGTTTGCATTGGTCCTAATTTTGTAAATGCCATCGGAGCAAATTGAGATTGTGCTGTAGCAAAACCTGGTAAACCTAACGCTGATCCGCCACCTAAAACTCCTTTACCGCCATAGTACCCAGCGACAGCTCCTGTAATTCCACCAAGTATTCTTTGTATTCCTGATCCACCAGCGTCTTTAGATCCTTTATAACCTTTGTATCCTCCGTAGGCTGCTAGTGCGTAGGGTAAAAATGCGAGTGGTCCTGCCATAATATTATGTATTCCTTTAAATTAGCTAATTAGGAAATATTACCATTTTAGGAGGTCTTTGACAACTCATCCCAAAAAGAAGATCTATACTGATGTTCTCCGACATGAGTTATTTTTTCAGTGACTAACGCATGACATTTACCACCTATATCTCTCCATCTCTTACAGAAGGCAAAATCTTCGCCTAAATATTGCTTTTTTATTGGATCAAAGTCAGTATCAAAAAGATTATAAAAGAAAGGTCTGTTAGTTAATTTACCATTAATAATTGTTTTTTGTATTATCTCTTTTTCAGGATAAGCCTTAATCATCTTCTCTATGACTTCTCTTTTAATTAACATGCACCCAGTAGGAGAGTGAGTTACCTCTATTACACCGTTTTCAATTGTAACTTCTTTTTCGTTAGGTAGCTTCATAGGATATTGATACAAAGCTTTATATTGTAAATCATGTTCGTTTTTAATTTTACCCTCTTTTATTCTTTCCCAAGCCTGTTTCCAATTCAAACTTTTTAAAGCATAGGGAACTGAAATAACATCTTTTTTAGCAGCTATCATTTTAAATATAGATGCAGATTCAAAATCAATATCGGAGTCAATAAATAATAAATGTGTACTATCTGTTTCCATAAAACTTGATACACAAAGATTTCTACCTTGTGTAACTAGAGATGATTTCATTACTTGAAAACAAACCAACACATCATTTTTCATACATTGTTTTTGAAACTCTAAGCAAGCTTGAAAAAAATGCAAAGAAACATCACTGTGGCATGGAGTTGCTACGAATATTGAGAATTTTTTAGGTTTAGGTTTACCATTAACGGTTGCTTTTGGTTTTTCAAACCATATAGGTTTGCTGTGATCTTGCATTAACCAACCCACCTATCTATTAATTTAATTTTTTCTTCAGCATCTACTATGTTTTGTAGTAATTTATCTATTTCGTCTAGATGTTGTGGGTGTTCTCCAATCCCTACTGAATTACTAAGATATATTTTTATAGTTGTAGAAGCTTCCGCTATTTGTGCTTCATATCTCTTTTTAAGTGCTTTTAGCATTTTGTAGTGCTCCCTGTAAAAAACCAGTCCAATGACCAGCTATAGTTTTCCAATTGTAAAAATGATTAAAAAAGTTTTGTTGAAATCTTAAATGATTTCTACAGCCATCAGTATTAATTTGTCCAGCTATACCATCTATGACAGCAGCAAATTGTCGTGCAAGATTTTCCCAATTTTTATCACAAGGAATATAGATAGGAAACTCCGTGCATGTCTCGTATAATGCTCCGTTGTCCGTTGTCGCTACATATAAACCACAAGCTAATGCTTCAAGAGCAGATATGCAGAATGTTTCTTCCCATATGTTTGGGTAAATAAAAGCATCATAAGTATGCAAATTATCTAAAATATATTTATTAGGTTTATATCCAATAAGATTTACATTAGGTAACTTTTCAGCTTGCTCATATAAATCTTTATATGTGTGATCATTTTCTTTTTTAAAATCATCACCATAAATTTGTGTGCTACTATATACATCTAAAACTACATTAGGATTGTTAATCAATTGCATTGCACCTAATAAAACAGATAACCCTCTCCAAGGAGTAGGATGATATATTAATTTTATTTTATCTCTTTTAGGCTCAGGATCTCTTTTTTCAATATCAGGTATTCCGTTTTTTATAACTGTGCAACGATGTTCAGGTAATGAAAAGGTTTTTCTAAACTGCTCGTAGTTCCAATGGCTATTAAATACATAGTAATCGTATTGATTTATCTTCTCTTCACTCTTAAAAAAATCTTGAAAATGTGGTTGGTCAGGTGCCATCTTTTGCCAAAGTATATTTATTTTATCTTTTGACAAAGGCACTTTGCCTGGTACTGAAGTACATATTTGAAATTTATCTAACAAATCTTTAGAAACATATTGCTCTAAAAAATCATGTTGTAGTTCTGTTCCGCCTAGAGGTTTCATTTTTGTGTCTTACTAAATATAGGAAGATCAGGAACTTGTACTTCTACATCTGTTGCCATGTCTTCTTTTGGGTGTTGTTTTAAAAAGGCTTCTTCTGTTTCGTATCTTTCACCTGTTTTGATACTTCTATAAATAGTTTTAGTATCACATTTAATTTTTTGTAAAATTGCCATACGAGTTTAGTATACCAAACTATCGTCCTTGTCCACGATATTTCTTACGATGTGGTTTTCTTTTGTTTCTTCTTTTAGTGTGTACACCAGGCCGTTTCTTTGGAGTTCGTTTGTGGTAATTATTTACCCCAAACATAGGTTTTTTCTTAGCCATTTTCCTGCGATCTATCTATTTGTGCGTAAGATATAATTCCTTGTATCTCATCTGCAGTGCCTGCCGTCATTTTTAATATATCACCACCCTCAAGAATTAAGGTTTGAGTTATAATATTAGAGACAGTATTTGCTGCTATAGCTTTTCTAGATATAGAAAAAGTAGCTGAAGCTGAAGTGTCTGTAACTTGCACTGATAAGTTTACTGGGCTACCACTAGAGTTATCTACTTGTATTTGTTTTATAATAAAAGTGGCACTTGTTGGGCAAGATAATACAGATGTTGTTCCTGTACTATCTAAGTTAATTCCTTGATTTTTATATTGTATTGTCATGATAAAAAATAATTAAATGCATCTGCTTCATTTTTTATATCATTCTCATAAGAGAAGTTCAACTGAGTCTGAAGCGTTCGTAATGCTTGTAAAATTTGTCTTTGATCTTCTTGCGTATATTTTTCTTTTGGCTCAGGTATTTGTATAATGATTTTTGCCATTATCTTCTACCATCTACTCTGACATCAAATCTAAAAGTTCCATATCTCCAACTTTCATTAAGACTTTCGTTTTCTATTTGTACAGCAGCCAGTCTTGCCCTAGCTCTTGTGTTAATTTTAGTTGTTGAGCTACTTACTGTAAAAGGCCCTAGAGGGCTGGAAGCTGCAGTTGAACCTTGAGGAAAAGAATTTACAAATATGGTAACTTTTGCATTACCACTAATTCTTTTAAAGTCTGGTAAAAATCTACTTATACTCATCAAAAACTCTCCATCACCAGGAACACCAGAATTACCATTTAAATCAAACTCTCCTGATTTAATAAAAGAGGTAATCGCAGTCTCAGTGCCGTCTGCATTTGCTTGATTCACACCTACCTCATGAGCATAATAAATAGACGCTCCATTTGAAATACCACTTATAACTGGGAATGTTGGGGTATCTCCAGAATTATAATCTGTTGCATAAGGTTTTTCATATACGGTAGAACCTATCCATGTTGTTCTGTCTAATGTTCCTGTAGTCCAAACATTTTCCGCAAAGTTATAAGTAACTACTTTATCTATGACATTAGAACCAGATGAAGGATAAAACCAATTTATTTCAGAATATAATTCATTAATACCACCAAAAACTATTTGACCAGAATTATAGTTTATACCAGGATTGTTGCCATCTGTGGTAAATACAAAATCCTCTACTAAACACGGAAGTGATTTGACAGTACCATCATAAACATAAAAGCCTCCTGTTTTTCCCATCCAATACACTGCACCATTTGCGAACACTCCTGCATGATTTCCTAACAATCCATTATTAGAACCAACTTTACGAATAGAGAATGTAAATGGAGGTCCAACAAATTGCATTTCATATGCAGCAGTATCAGTTAAAACTAAAATATAATCCTTACCTTTGAAAGCTCCCATGATTCTAGTTCCGTCATCTAACCTAAATGTTCCTGCGGTGTTCGTTGAAGTTGGTGCGTAATCACTTGTGCTTTCTTGATCAGAAAACCTAATAAACATTTTATCTTGTGTTGAAGGAGTGCCAATAGTCGTTTCAGTTCCTAAGTGAAATAAATGCCTGTCTCTGTCTGACACTATTGTCATTACAGATCTTGTTGGCATACCTGTACCAATGGTTGCTCTCGTATTTAGTGCATTGCCTGATGCAGGGTTCCAAGTAAATGTTTTTCCGTTGTGAATTGTAGCAATTAGAATACTTCCAAAATTATCAAAAGACCAGTTGGCAGGCTCGATTGTTACTGTGCTTGATGCAGAAGCGTCACCCCAACCTACAAAATCTGTAATGTCAGTTACAGTTGCCCCGTTAGTGTGCTCTGCAGCTGTCGTTCCATTTATGCCTCTAGTTATTCCACTGATAGTGTTTGTCCCTGTGGTGTTGGTTGTGTAGCTCATATCTTCAGAACCAATTCTTAATTTACCGTTAGTCAAAGGTAGATTTGCTGTGCTTGTTAGAACCACTGAAGATGCACCAACAAGCATATTACCACTATTGTTAATTGTTGTTGTGGTAGCTGCAATTGATCGTCCTCCAAAAAGATATGTGCCCCAACCGTATCCATAAGTTTGATTTAATGGTCCTACAGGTTCATAAGGATTTACATCTAAAGTTCCGTCTGTGGTTACACCTGATTTTGATTCGAGTGTGGGCATTGTAATTGTAAAAGTGTTTGTAGTAGGAACAGATTGTACTTCAAAAAGTTTGTTGTCAAAATCTGTTGCTGTGTAAACTGTGTCAGCCGTAGTAAAAGATCCAGCGTTTGCAAAAGTTGTAATTTCACCTACTTCTAAATTATGGGCTCCAGATGTTGTTATAGTAACTGTTGTTTGTCCGTTGGCCGTTGTTATACTTGCACCTGTTGAAAAATTATCTGTCTCTAAAGGAGTTACATCGTAAAAAGCACCTTCATAATAAATAACTAAAACTTTGTCAGTGCCTATTGCAGCATATCTTTTACCATCGGTGTCTGCCCAAACATGTTGTCCTCTAGCAGCACCAACTATTTTATCATCTACTAAAGCTTCCCAACCACCTATTTTTTCAGGCTCGCCATATCTAAACCTTACATTGTCACCATCTACCCAACGACCTTCTGCGTCTGAAGGTGTGGATTGTTTATCAAACCCTGGTGCTATATTTACTTTTGCTAAAGCCATGATGCATTATATCATTTTATATTAGAGTTTTAAATATCTTGAAAATCTTAATCAGGCTTGAAAGATTTGTGCTGTGCGGGGTTAAGATTAAAAGGAATTGCATATTTTGTTTCCCCTTGATTTGGATCTGCCTTATGTTTTAACCAAGCTGAAAAACTTATAAAAGTTCCTTTTCTAGGAGTTATACTCATATTTAACTCAGGAAATACTAATTTTTGATCTACATCATTTAAATACAATATACCTGAATACATAGACGATGCATGATCATGTAATTTTGTGTAATCATTTTTATCAATCTTTATACCCCAAGCATCTGCTAAATATACATGCTCGTATTCTATATGGTTTGTTAGAGCATCTAATCCAGATTTAAGCACTTGTATAAAATTAGGGTTATCTACAAATGCATTCCATGTAGTCATTTTGCCTTCTACATTAGTTCTATAACTTAAGTTTTTCTCTGCTAATTTTTTTTCTATTTCTTGTATGAAATAATCTGAGTCAACATCCAGAGTTACCTCATGAAGAAACATTTCTCGCTCTATCTTTTTTTGTATAATTTTATTTATTTGTTTTAGCATCTGGACCCACAATATCTTTTTCTTCTACTTGTTTAACAAGTGGAACATCAAAGTTTAAATTCCAATCCATTATACATTTTAAAAGTTTACCACTAAAAGCTTTGAAACTTGCTTGGTCAAATCTTAATCTTCTGTATTTAATAATTATCCATACTTCTCTCCAAGTAAATACTATATCTGCTCCGCCTGTTTTATTATCTTGTTCTATTTTCATTTAACCTTTTGTTGTTCCTAATAATATTCTTTTATCTTTGAACCATTCTTTATGAGGGCCGTCTGCATTTACATAATGTAAAAAGACTTGTGCGTGCCAATCACCTTGAAAATTATGTCTCCAATGTGCTAAATCACATCCTTTATAAATAACAGCGTCTCCATTTTCTAACTCTATTTCTGCACCCTCCATGTAAATAGGCCATTTAATACCATCAGAATTTATTTTAACAGTTACACTATATTCACATGCTGGTCTATCTTTATGTTTTTTTAAGTCTGCTCCATAAGTATACATTCTCCAAAAGGTATAAGTAGGAAGTAATTTTAAATTTGTTTCTTTTTCCATTAAATCTTTTTTAGTAATCAATAATGAATCAGTTACAGGATCACCATAAAACATAGTATCGCCTTGATCACTTTGCTCAGTATCAAAACTAGTATAATTAGTTCTGTGTTTTAATCTTGCATAATGAGTTAATAAATCTATTTCCTCTTTTGTAAGAAAATTTTTAATATGCTTATATCCGTTAATTAACGCATCCATGATACTACTGAATATCTCACTCCTTTAGTTAATGGCTCAACCGCATGAGGAAACATAAAATTACTTGGCCAAATAACTACATGTCCTGGTTTAGTTTCCATTTTTATAATCTTTCCATCTAAATTGAAGCATAAATTTCCACCTTCAAAATCATTATTAAGCATTAGAATACAACTATATTTTCTATTGAATGTTGGGCCATCATCAACATGAAATTTATAATGACCTCCTATTCCATATCTTAAAGCCTGCATGTCCATAATACCTGCTTCACGAATATCTGGAAACTCTCTGATATAATTAGACATTTGTTGAACAATTAAATAGTTTATATAATTAAACCAATGCACATTACTTAAAGAATCATTTAATGAGTCTAATCCTAAAATATCAACATCCCTAACTTTTTTATCTACAACATCTGGTTTTTTAACACCACCAGCTATAGATCCCGAAACAAATTTTTTGTCATCAAAAGTTTTATTTAAATATTGTATAAACTTACTAATGGTTGTTGGATCAGGTATTGCTGGATATACTTTAATATATTTTTCTAAAGACATAATGAATATTTATAGAAAAATGTTGTAAAAGTAAACTTTAAAGAATAAAACTTTTATCAAAACCTTCAACAGATTCATTATCAATCCAATATCTTTCAAAATTCACATTAAGTGGGAAAGAGATAGAAGATGAATCGACATTTTCTAATGCTGTTTTAAAGGCTTGTAGTCTTGTGTTTAAATCAGAAAACTCAGGTCTGCTTAGTTTAGCACCGTGGTGAGCTAAAAATTTATCTAGCTGTTTAATATAATTATTTTTGTCGTTTTCAAACATTTCAGATGTTAAGTTTTCACCATCAGTCGCTGCAGTCTCAGGATGTAGTAGTTTATCACTTATAACAACATTATCTCCATCTAAACTTGCAAGTTTTTCTCCACAAATATAACTATTAAAATCATCATCGCTTACAGTTTTTAATCTACCGTCAGCTTTGATAAAATCAAAATCTCCTCTATGTAACTTAAGATCGTTTTCGTTTCTAACACCCATACAAGGTAGTCTATTTATGTTAAAATATATAAAAGCCATTAGCTTAATTTATCCTCAAATATTAAAATTGCACCTGGACGACCATCGTTAGAAGACATATTTGGACCTGTCTGATTACCACCCACTCCATAAACACCAAACTCAGCTGAATTTGATGGAGCATTAGGGTCAGCTACGAAAAGAGCTTTGAATGGAGCTACAGCTGCATTTGTTCTGTTTTCTAAGTTTCCTGGAAATCCAGTTGGTTGTGATAAATTTAATAACAATGCTGGACCACTCGCAGTACCACCAGTTCCACCTCTTGCATAACCTTGTTGGTTTGTTGGAGGATGATTGGGTGCTGGAACAGAAGACGCACCTCCGCCTCCAGTACAAGTCATTGTTGCTGGGTTGCCAAATGTAGAATCTGATCCTGCTTGTCCTGAATAAACCATTGATTGATTACCTTGACCGCCACCGCCTGCTCCCATTGAATAAGGTGCAGTAAAAGGTGAAGGTGCTGGAGAAGTTATTGGAGCAGTAAATATTCCGATTCCACCATTTCCTCCTGGTCCTTTTGCATATGATCCTGGCCCGACTCCACCGCCACCAGCTCCACCACACATATAAACCAAAATTTTTTCTGTCCCTGGTTGTGCAGTGTAAGTATCACTGCTTGGTCCTTCAGCAAAAAAAGTTCTAACCATGTCGTTTGAGCCAGCAGATCCTGTTGAAGCTGCAGTCAATCTTCCATCTTCATCAACTGTAATGTTAGCTGTTGTGTAAGATCCAGCTGTTACGGCTGTTGATTGTAATTGCGCTGGTCCTACAGAGTTAGGAGCCATTTTGTTTAATGTCACATTTGATTGTGTAATTTGATTAGTTGTAATTGCATTTGCTGCAAGTTTAGTAGTTGTAACATTTGATTGTAAAATTTTTGCAGTTGTTACAGCGTTGTTTGAAATTTTTGCTGCAGTTATAGTGTTGTCTGCTACTTGTAATGTTCCAATAGTTCCGCCTAGAGTATCTAAAGATATTTCTTTAAGGTTTGTTCCATCAGCGTAGGCTGCAAAGATTGCCGCTCTGTCAGGTGAGAAACCTGTTCCTGAAGCTGTTTTAATTGTTAAATTAGATGGGTTTGTTAAACCTGTGCAATCAAAGATATAAAATTTTTCAATACTGTCAGGTATTGTACAAACTGTGCTGGCTGCAATTGATGCAGTTGCAAATTTGATTACCATGTTTCTTGCGTTTGATAAAGAAGCGTTAGACATTACTAACGCTAAAGTTCCACCACTTGATAGTGTAACTTGTTCAAAACCTGCTACGGCTTGTTGAATTAAATTTAAATTTGTATTTGTTTTATCACCCCATGTACCAGCGTTTTCGCCAGTTACCATCAATTCGAGTTTTAGATCTGTAGAATAACTTGATGCCATATATCTCCTAGTTTAACAAAATTAAGCTGCTCTATCAACCTCAGTCCAAACATTATTTACACCAGGGTCGATCTCGCTCCATGCGGTTACATTAACCGAGCCAATATTTGCTGTCAACCCTATACCAGAAACAGTAATATTTGCAGCACCATTTACTGTTACTGACCCAAGTGAGCTAGCTAAAGCTTGTCCTGTTACATCATAACCTGATATCGGAGTAATAGATCCTATCGATCCAGTTAATAAGCCTGCTGTTGTAACGCTCTCAACAGTGGTTTGAACTAATGTGATTGATCCCAAAGTTAAGGACATTGAAATACCAGTCACATCTACTGGAATTTTAGGTGCAGGAATAACTTGACCAACTGAAGAGGTTACAGATTGACCTGATACAACACCTGTAAATCCATCTCCAGTAACGCTTGCTAGTGTTCCTATTGAAGATTGTAAAGCGTCTTCACCAACAAACACAGTGACATTACCATCGATTTGAATTGAATTTACACCTTGTGTAATTGTTAATAAATCTAATCCAGAAACTTGAACAGTATGATCAACTACTGGTGTTACACTACCTTGTGTTAAAGTTGCTTGTTGTCCTGCTGGTAAAACAGAATATGTTTCTCCCCAAGCTCTGTTACCCCAACCACCTCGGCCCCAACCGATTTCAACTTTAGCATCTACAGTTATTGTTCCTAAACTTGAAGATAAAGATTGACCTTCTGCTAAAACAGATCCAGTTATACCCCAAGCTCCTGAACCCCACTCAGCTCTACCCCATCCATTAACAGAAACACCTTGAGCATCTCCTTGTGATAAGGTTAATGCTGATCCTGTAACAGCAGCAGCTGTCGAGGATTGATCACTCCAAACTCCTGTACCCCAACTTTGTGCGCCCCAAGTTTTTTGAGTAATATCAAAAATACCTCCCATGCCAATACCATGAACATAACAAAGGTAATAAAAATCTGTTTCAGAAGAAGGAGTTACTTCAACATATCTTGTTGTGGCTGCATTGAAGGTTGTAGTGTTAGTGTACCCTGCTTGGTTACTTGCACCATCTAAATAGTAAGTTATGCCTGATGAAATAATTCCACCAGTTCCTGTTGTTGTAGAAAATACTAAAGGGTGATTGTCGTTTGATGCATCACTTTGTTCAAATCGTAAAGTACCACCGTTAACCCATGATACTGTTCCTGGACCAGTAGAATTTCTGGCACCGTCTAAATAGAAAACATTGCCAGCGCCTCCACCGTAGAGGCTACCCGATGCTACGGTAACTGTATAAGTTAATTCTGCCATAGCATCGGCTCCCTCCTAAATTATGCGATTCTCAATATTGCTGCGCTCGTTGTAAATGCTGGAAACTGAATTGTAAAAGTTCCTGCAGATGCAGTTTTCTCACCGCCAAAATCTAATACAGCTACAGCTTTATCACCGTTAGTGTCATTGTAAATCAAAGCACCTCTTGCTGTGATTGTTACACCAACAAATGATAAATCAGAAAAATCTGTGATAGCAGTGTTAGTAGCTAAAGATGTTCCTGTGTTTACAAGTGCTTTACCACCTGAGGAGTATCCACCTGATGGTGAAGTTACTTGTCCTCCAGTTGTAAAAGATGTCGTTGATTTTCCTAGCGTAGCAGGTGTTCCGTACAAAGCTAGTTTGAAACTGTTACCACCTGGGTTACTAAAATTATGAGTCGCTTCTAATAATTCTTTTTTAAAAGAATTACATATTGCGTTAGTTGTTATTGCCATTTTATCTCCTTAAATTTATGGTGACGGTGAAGGTATTTTAATTCGAGGAACTCCACTGTCGTATTCTCCTCTTCTTCGTCTACCCATTTGTTGTAGACCAAAAGCTTGTATGC